AACCGCGTGTCACAGGGCGACCCCGGCGCAGATAATGTAAAGACATCTGGCATTAAGATTCGTGGTACAGGTGCGGCTACTCGTGGAATAATGGCTAGAGGACCAATGGGTTAATCATGAATTACGCAGAGCTTACCGCCGCAATTACTTCGTACTCGGAAAGCGATGAACAACTGTTTGTCGAGAATATTCCCACGTTCGTAAAGATTGCAGAGCAGAAAATATATAGCTCCGTGCAGTTGGCCTACTTGCGTAAAAACGTAACGGGGTTTATCACCAACAACAATGAGTATCTCTCAACCCCGAGTGATTTTTTATCTGTCTACTCCTTAGCGGTGGTTGATGCTAGTGGTAATTATGAGTTCTTGATTAACAAAGATGTTAACTTTATTCGTCAAGCATACCCTAGCCCAAATGATCGTGGCATTCCTAAGTACTATGCGATATTTGGACCCACAACAACTGATACGCTTTTACCGGTGCTAACAAATGAAATATCACTTATATTGGGTCCAACTCCTAACACAACATATACCGCAGAGCTTCATTACTTCTTCTACCCTGAGTCAATCGTTACTGCTGGTACAACTTGGCTTGGTGAAAACTTCGATTCAGCTCTTTTCTACGGTGCTATGCGGGAAGCCTCAATCTTCCAACGACAAGAAGCCGACGTAGTAGCTAACTATGAAGCAAAGTACAATGAGGCTATGTCGCTCTTAAAACAGTTAGGTGACGGCAAGCAACGCGTCGATGTATATCGTAATGGCCAAGTTACATACCCAGTGAGATAACCATGGCATTCGTTGGAAACTTTACGTGTGACACATTCAAAACCGCATTGCTTAACGGTGATGTGGACTTTAGTGCTGGGGTGTTTAAACTAGCTCTGTACACAAATGCCGCGTCGCTTACAGCCTCTACCTCCGTTTACACAACAGATGGTGAAGTAGTGAGTGCTGGGTATACCGCAGGTGGTGAAGTCTTAGTAGCTTCTGTAAATGCCTTAGATGGTGTATCTTTTGTTTCATTTGATCATGTTTCTTGGTCTGGCGCTATTACTGCTCGGGGTGCCTTGATTTATAAAGATGGTGGTACAGCAGTGTGTGTGCTGGATTTTGGTTCAGATAAGATATCTACAACGACGTTTACTGTAGAATTTCCGCCTGATACTAACACCTCAGCAATTTTACGTATTCAATAGGAGTTTTAAATGTTTAACGAACAAGCAAAGTCTGTAGATGTCGTCGGCTCAGGTTTAGAGTGCGGTACCGCATCTACACAACAAATTAAAGGTGGCGGTGTATTCACCGTTGAGTGCCGTGATGCCCAAGGTAATGTTAAGTGGACCGCCCAGAAGCATAACTTAGTTGTGAACGTCGGTTTAAAAGACATGAACGACAAGTACTTCTTGGGCTCTAGTTACACTGCCGCTTGGTTCATTGGTTTATACGGTGCCGCCGCAAGTAACAACCCTGCCGCTTCTGACACATCTGCAACACACGCAGGTTGGGTAGAAGTTACTGCATACAGCCAAGCAACACGCCCAGTGGCAACATTTGCCGCCGCAACAACAGCCGACCCCTCAGTGATTACAAATGCGGCTAACGCGGCTCAGTTCTCTATTACTGGCACTACAGTAGTAGGTGGCGCGTTCTTGATTAACAACAACACCAAAGGTGGTACGACGGGCGTTCTATTTTCTGCGGCGGACTTCCAAGCCCCGGGTGACCGTTCGGTTGTGAGTGGCGATATCATAAACGTAACGTACCAATTTAGTTTAGACGCGGCCTAATATCTTGTTTGCTTCTGGAACTTTCACAGAACAGCCATTCTCTGGCGCACCCGGCTACTTATTTGGTGCCAGTGTGTTTAGTGGTGTTGCTGTTAGTTCCGAGCAAATGAGTGGACGTTTAACGTTTAGTTCCTCTACAGCAGAGACAACCGCTGTAAGTGATGCACCTTTCCTAATTGGGTCGTTTTTAAGTTTTGTGTCAGAGTCAGCTAGTGCAAGAGCTATTCGAGATATAGGCGGTGGATTTTCGTCTGGTGCGTTTTCTTCAGGACCTTTTGATGCGTTAGGCGATATTACTAGGGCAGTATCGGGCGACACCTTATTTACTAAGATTGTGGCTCAAAGCTCGGTGGTGGATGTAAGTTCTGTGCTCGATGCGGCGAGAAGTGTCGTTGTGTTTAACAGTGCGTTTACAGACGTAATAAGTGGATTTGATCAAATCTTTACCCAGACTCAAGTCAACTCAAGTGTGCAAGCCAGCGCTCAAGTTAGTGACAGTCCTAGTGCTATCCCTGAGTACCCTGCTTCTGTTTTAAACTCGGCAACGGTATCGGACTTAATTGTTGGCTTACCAGAATACTCAGGACGGGTGTTTGATGGCGCTAGTGGTGTTGAAGTAACCTCTGCGACGGCGTATTTCGGTGCTAGAGTTAACGAGGTTGCCATTCCAATAGATGTTATTTTCACTAACTTTACGGTAAACGCGGCGGTTGCAGAATTGATTCAAGGTGTAGATAGACCCTTTGCACAGACCACAGTGTTTTCGTTCTTGGCGAGCTCAGCGTCCTATTCTGATATGGTTATGGCCCGATTACAATGGGAGCCTATTAATACAAATGCCTCTGCTGTAGTTGATTGGAAACTTATAAATACTAGTATATAAGGAATTATTATGGCGTTAATTGTCAAAGACCGTGTCAGAGAAACAACCAGTACATCTGGTACAGGCACCATTTCGCTTTTAGGAGCAACGGTAGGCTTCCAATCATTCTCAGTTATCGGGGATGGTAGTACTACATATTACGCGATTGTTGATGCCTCAATAGGTGCGTGGGAAGTTGGTGAGGGCACATACACCCTGAGTGGTTCAACGCTACAGCGAAATGTGGTTTTAGAGTCGTCTAACGGCGGTTTATTGGTTAACTTCTCCGCCGCAGTTAAAGATGTATTTGTAACTTACCCTGCTGAACAAGCTGTAACCCAAGCAGGATTATTGTTAGACATCGGCACAGACCCGAACCAGATACCACTGAATCAGTTTTTAGGCACGATGGCTTATCAGGACTTACCTAATGTTGAGTTATCTTTGCGCCCAATAGTGCCGTTAACTTCACCTACCGTGCAAGATGTGATTGATGCCTTGCTTGCGTTGGGCTTAGTGATTCAAGAGGATTAAACAATGTCTATTAAAAACAATTTCCCCAACACACGCCCATCTCTTACGGTTGACTTTAGAAACTCAGAAACAGTAGACCCGCGTATCGTATCAGCACGAGCCTCTACAGCGACATTTACAGATCAGTTCGGTGTTATCCAGACAGCGTTAAGCAATGTGCCACGGATCACTTACGATGCGGTGACGGGTGAGTGTCTAGGGTTGATGCGGGAATCGCAGAGGACTAATTTAACTAATTACTCTGAAGATTACAGTAATGCGTATTGGACTAAATATGGCGCTACAATAACAAGCAATATTATTATTGCCCCAGATGGTACGTTGACGGGTGATAAGTTAGTTGAAACAGACACCACTGACGATCATGCCATTGCAAGAATATTTAGTCTTACTGGTACAAGTGTTTTTTCAATTTATGCAAAAGCTGGAGAGCGTAATTGGTTACATATGCAATTGTTTCCTCTTGTAAATGGTAGGGCTTGGTTTAATTTAAGTACGGGTCAAGTAGGAACAGTTGACGCGGTTGTAACAGCAACAATGACTAATGTTGGTAACGGCTGGTATAGATGCTCTGTTTCTAGGACAACTTTAGGGACTACTTATAGTAACGCATATGTTGTAACCGACAACAATATTGTTGTTTACACAGGCGATGGCACTTCAGGCATCTACCTATGGGGCGCACAACTCGAAGCAGGCTCTTACGCCTCTTCCTACATTCCCACAGTGGCATCACAAGTCACCCGTGCGGTAGACGCATTCACGCTCTCAGGCGCAAACTTCACCCAATGGTATAACCAATCGGGTCAAGGCACACTTGTAGCTGACGTAGACACACCTGAATCAGGCATCATTGTCACAGCAGGAACATCTAATTTAAGAGCACCTGTTATCGCTAATAGATCATACGGACTACCCTTTTATCCACAAGTTACGACCTCTCTTACTCTCGGTGTCGGTACACATAAGAAACTAAGCTACTACCCAACTGAGGTTGAGTATCGTAACCTAATCACACTTGTCAATGCACCGTCTAATGCTTTCGTGATGACCGTGTTTATCAGTGCAGACGGTGGCACATTCCAATGGCCTAATCGCACGGGTACTCGCAATGCTGTTATCAATTGGGGTGATGGTACTAGTGAAACCAGTGTTGGTAATCTAGGCGTTAAAACTTATGCGCTTGCGGGTTACTACGATATTAGTGTGACGGGTACATATACTGCGCCTCAATTTAACGGTGGCGGTGACAGGCTTAAATGTGTTGATGTACGCCAGTGGGGTCAAGTCACGGGTATGACTACTTGGAATGCATCGTTTAGGGGTTGTAATAATTTAGTTGGCACAGCAACCGATGCACCTGTTTTAATTGGCGAGGTAAATAGTATGTTTGAAGGCTGTACAGTATTTAACG